GTCGCTTCTCGACCTCACCGGGTCCCTGGGCGCGCAGGGCAGCACGTGCCGCGCCTGCCAGCTGATCCGCGACATCACTCTCCGCCTCGGTCATGCCGGGGATCATGAACGGGCGAGCAGGGATGTTCTGCTCGGGCATCCCGTTGTCGTGGATGTAGGCGAGTGCCGCGTTGGTCAGTGGCGTGTCGTCATCCTTGCGGTCAGTGGTGTCATCAGGCACGCCCACCAGTACCTCATTCTCGAGCAGCGTCATCAACGCTGCCTTGAGGTCTGCCACGTTATCCTGGATGGGACGTAGGCGCGGAGGACGGCCTGATGTTGCCACTGCTCACCGGCTAGAAGTTGACGTACGGGCCTGGCCAGGCCATGCTGACCGACCCACCGGTACTGGGCAGGTCCTGGTCCGTGCCGATCTGCACTGGACCCGCGCCCATCATGCGAGCGAAGCGGATGAACTGCATGCCGTAGGTGGTGAGGTTGAAGAAGCCGGCGTTGTCTTCCAGCGTCTTCGAGACGTCGTAGCTGACGCTGACGCCGTCAATGCTCTTGCTCGTGAGCACACCCACCCGCTGCCCTGGGGTCTTGCCAAAGGCGGTGTCCTTGGTGTTCAGCGGCAGCAGGGCAATGTTGTGGCAGGTCCACAGCGTCACCCCCAGGTCCGCGAGGTTGCCCCAGCGACCGGGATCCACGAACTGCACCGCGAACACCAGCCACGCATTGATCGTGGCGTCAGCGTACGGAGGGTCAGTGAACTCCGGGTACAGGGCCCGGAGCGAAGCGGGGGTGACGGTCATCTCAGACTGCCGGCTGCTTGGTGTAGACCTTCACACCCGACACGCGGGCCCACCAGTGGCCGGCGTGGTCCACGGGCATCTCGTAGATACCCTGGGGGTAGTTCTTCTCGCTGTGGTCGTCCAGCGTCAGCTTGAACGGCTTGGGCACGATCACAGTCACCAGTTCCTCGACCTGCGGCGTCGCAGCGGCCAGGGACTGGTCCAGGCTGATCTTGACCTCATCCGCCTCTTCGATGACCTGGGCGGCATCGTCGGTGGCGTTCGAGACGGCGTTGGGAACGCTGGTGGCGCGGCGGCTCGGCAGCGTCTTGACAGCGATCTTCTTGGGGGCAGCGGTTGCCATGTGCGTGGCTCCTTGGTAGAAAAACGTGAGGCCCGCGAGCGGGTGCTGGCGGGCCTTCACACGAACTGCGCCTTGCGGCGCACCTGGATCACAGACCGTCGCGGTAGCCGATGGTCTCGGGGTACACGACTTCGACGACGCCCAGGCGGCAGTAGTACGTGCTCATCTGGAAGATGCTCTGGTACTGCACCGGGGTGCGTTGCAGCAGCGTCATCGGGTAGCGGACGTACTGCTTCTCCTTCGTGTAGATCACGCAGCGGTCAACCGTGCCCGACACGCCGTAGGTGCCGCCCGAGCCCGCACCGATCAGCCACTTGGCCGGCTGGATGGTCAGCTCGCCAGCGCCCGAGGCCTTCAGCACGTTGTTCTCGAGCAGGTACTTCAGGATGGACTGGTTGCCTGCGGTGCTCACCACCTGCGTGCTGATGTAGCCGAACTGGGCCGGCGGCAGCAGCAGACGGTTCGGCATCACCTTCCAGGCACTGGCAGCCCAGGTGCTCTGGATCAGTGCGTTCACGTCGGCCAGGATTTCCGCCGGGGTCTTGGTCGACCACAGCGTGCTGGCAGCGGCGCCGTTCGGGAAGTTGCTGACGTTGGTGACGCTGGCGCTGTTCACCAGGCCACCAACGCCGAGACTGGAGTCACCGACGTAGACCATCTCGTCGATGTCCATCTGGTGCTTCATCTTCAGCGCCTCGTACTTCTGCGCGTCGATGGGCCGGCCGGCCTTGGCTGCCGATTCCAGTTCCAGGATCGAGTACTTGACCTCGAGGCCCCACGGGGTCAGCGGGTTCGGGATCTTGCCGATGTCGACCGCGACACCGCCGATCTGGTCCGTGGCCTTGCCGATCCAGGCCTTGGAGTTGCGGATGCCCTGGCCGGTGCCCAGGTTGCCGGCGCTGGCGAAGGTGCTCAGCGTGTAGCTGGAGACCTCGTCCGCGAGGCTGACGTCTTCACGCATGTCGATGTCGCGTTGGTACGACACCATCACCAGCGGCATGTGCAGGGTCTGGTCGAGGCGTTCGAGCTCACCGACCAGGAAGGCGCCGGTGCTGTCCACCGTGCGGCCATCGTGCGTGCGGTAGGCGTGGTCGAGGGCACGCCCCCGCTGGTCGCCGAACTCGTTCACCGCGACCATGCCGGCCGCGTCGAAGGTCTGGAAGCCGTCGTGCGTGGTGGCACGCACGATCGACTTGCGGGGGAGGAGCAGGCAGGACAGGGCCAGCCGCTGCGCCAGGGATTGGTTCTTCATGGTGCGTTGTTCCTTCAAAGGAGGTTGCGGTCAGCGGATTAGGCCGTCCAGATTTCGATCTCGGTGATGCCGGTGGCATCCGGGGGGCCGGTGAAGCGAGCGTTGCTGACCGGCACGGTGTTACCCGCGCTGACCAGCGACTCGAAGCCGCCCTGGATGTGCGCGCCGCTGGTGGCCACTGCCCAGATCCAGACCGCCTGGCCCTTGATGACCGTCTGTCCGGCAGGCAGCTGGACCATCATGTAGCCTTCGCGCAGGAAGTCCGCGACGCCGCTGGTGGGCGGGGTTGCGGCACCGATGCTCGCGGACATGCCGCCCGAGGACTGCTGCGTCGGGTATGCGCGGACGATCGCACCGGCGATGGCCACTGCGGTCGCGCTCTGGTCACCGGTGATGATGCCGCGATAGCCGTTGGCGGCATCGAACAGGCACGGGTCACCGTAGCGACGGGGCACTTGGGTGGCGCTGATCAGGCCGGGCAGGATCGAGAACGGGTGCGTGCGGTTCACATCGCCGGGGAAGCCGGTCGCCATGCGGAACGTGAACGCGACGTCCTTGGTGAAGGAGCGGCCGGGCATGGGGCCCAGGAGCAGCGCCGCGGCGGCCAGTTCGGCCAGGCCCGACAACAGGCTGGCCGTTGCCGAGAGCAGGAGGCGGGCCTTGTAGCCCAGGTTCGTCTTCATGGTGGGAGTTCCTTGTGGGTGAGGAGGGGTTACTTGGAGCCGGTCGACGCCTTGGCGTTGAGGTCGGCGTACAGGGCGTTCAGCTGGGCGAGGCTCGTGATCTTGCCCACGGGGCCGGCACCCAACGGCACCACGGGCTGCGGGCGCTTGTCGGCGGTCAACTTGGAGTTGTTGATCGCCTTCTTGGCCCCGGCCGCAGCGCGGAAGACCACCGCGGCTGCTGCACAGTCCGCGCCCTGGGCGTCGAACAGGGCACCATCGTTGACGCTGGTGACCAGTTGCGAGCCGTCCTGCGTGGTCATCAGGTGCTCGAGGACCCGCTTGCGCAGCGCGCACATGGTGTCCATGGTCACCTTGCGCGTCACCTTCGCATCGAACGTCGGGATGCGGAAGCCGGGGACGAGGATCTCGGCGTCGGCCACCACTGAGGTGAAGGCCGTCTCGAGGGCTGCGCTGTCTGTGGTCATCGCGTGGTCCTTCGTGGGGTTGTCGTCAGGCGGTGGGGTCTCATCGACGTCACCTCCGCCACTGTCCTCGTCACCGGTGGGAGGAGCGCCCTCGTCACCGCCCTGGTCATCGCCACCCGAGAGCATGGCCATGATCTGTCCGACCGCTGCCTCGAGTGCGGCCAGCCGCTGCTCGATGGGGTCACCCCCGGCGTTCGGGTCATCCTGCGTCATCGTGCCGTCGTCCGTGACGCCGTCCGGGGCGGCGGGAGCAGCACCACCGGCACCCGGCGCGTGGATGTGGATGTGCGTGTCACCGCCGCCGCCACTGGAGGTCTCGGTCGGGCCGCCCTCGGGGACGTAGCCGTCAGTGCTGCCGCCAGTGTCCTCGGGGATCACTGCGGGGTTGTTGCCCAGCTCCTCGGCAAAGTCCCGGAACAGCTTCCGGACCGCTTCGGGGAGTGGGCGACGCTCACGCGTTTGCGTTTGGGTCGCCTTGGTCATCGTGGTACTCTCCAGTTGATGGTCGCCGATTGCACAACGCGGGCCACAGCGACCTCTGTCGACCAGCGCAATGTGGTTGCCAATTATATTGGCTTGCCTGCCGCGGCCTGGTTCGAGTTGTTCGTAGTCGGCCTCGTAGCCGGCACTCACCTCCCGCTTGTCAGCCTTGACATCCCTGATCGCCTGCTTGTCGGTCAGCAACAAGTCGGCGAGAATCACGTCTTCGTCAGCCCCGGTACCGCGGCGGACGTTCATGCACACACCCACTGCCAACTTCTGCCAGTTGTCAGGGTTCACGTCAACATCCGGGTGATCGTTCACCACCGGCTTGCCGTTGAAGCTTGCCAGAGTGTCCCGAGCGAACAGGGCGGAGGCATCACGGGTGACGTAGGCGACACCGTCGGGTCCGGTGTCGATGGGCGTCTCCTTGGGCCCGTAGTGCATCATGCCCGTGCGAGCGATGGGCACGTCCTCGCAGAACATGAAGCCTTCCGGCGTCATGGACCGCTTGGGTCCGATCTTCTCCGTGGTAAACACCGGGATGTCCCCACGGTCGAGTGTGCGGTGGCGCTTCATGGCCAGGATCCTCCTGAGTAGAGAGTTGACGAGCAGCATGGTCAGGCTGCGATCCGCGTCACGCCGCCAGCCGCCTTGGCGTACAAGCCGATGCCCACGCTGTAGGCGGCCCCAGTGTTGTAGAAGATCGCCCCGTTCTGCGGCGCGAACCCGGTCAGCGTCGAGAAGTCCATCGCCACCGTGCCGTCGCCGATGAACAGGTTCTTGGTGCTGGCTGACGTGTTGTTGACGACGAAGTTGCCAGCCAGGATCTTCAGGCGCGACAGGTACAGGTTGTACGTGCCCGTGGCCGCGAACAGGTTGAGCAGCCCACCCGCCGCGGCACTGATCTGCAGCATGTCATCCATGATGACCGTGACTGGGGCAGTCAGCGTACCCATGCCGAATGGCGTGCCACCGTCGTTCGTGCAGCCTTGGTACCTGATCGTCGGACCGTTGGCGAAGGCACCGGCAATGCCGCCTGTCCCGGCGCCAAAGCAGCAGCGGTCGAACACTACCTCGTTGATCGTCAGGTTGGTGTTCCCGGCGAAGAACGTGACTGCCTGAGTGCCTGCAGAACGGCGGAGACGCACGTTGTCGAACATCACGCGCTTGATCGTTCTCGCAGCGGTCGGTCCTGAGTTGATCAGGTACCGTGCGGCAGCGGCCGTCGTGTCAATGTTGATGTCGCAGTCCTTGACTGTCAGGAAGTCGATCTGGGCTTCGTTCGCCATCACGTCGCCGTCCATGTTGGCGATGATCAGGTTCTGGATTGTCAGGTTCTTGATGTAGGTGTTGGAGGATGCACCGCCCTTGCCGAACGACATCAGGCGGCCACCAGTGGCATGGGACGCGCCATTGGCACCGATGATCGTGAAGTCCTCGACCGTGGCGAGCGTGGCGACCTCACTGCTGACGACGATGTTGTCCGTGCTCTGTGCGTAGTTGGGCTTGTAGTCACGGATGGTGACACCCGCCATCCTGAAGCCGCTCTTGGGCCCGAAGAACATGCGGAAGTTTTGCCGCTGCGTGTTCACACCCTCGATGGTGCAGTTGATGAGCTCGCCATCCTGATCCCACAGGCCAGGGCTGGCGCTGCTGACGTAGCCCGGGAAGTTGTACTGCAGGTACCCTTCATTCGTCGCCGTGTAGCTGAAGATGTCGTCGTAGCACAGGCCCCGCAGGTTGCGCGCCACGACGTTGCGGCAAGGGCCTTGCAAGTGCAAGCCGTCCGAGGCGGACCGGAAGGTTGGTGTGTCCACCAGCACACCAAAGCAATTGGTCAGGGCAAGGGCGTACTTGCTGGCGTCAAATACCGAGACGTCCTTGATGGTGAGGTTCGTGACCTTGTTCAGCTGGATGGCAAACGCCAGGTAGGAGTCGCCGCCACTCACGGGTCGGTTCGGCCCGTTGGCGTCCCAGATACCACCCTCGATGACCACGTTATTGATGCACTGCTGAGCAGTAACGGTGCCTGCCGGTGCCGGGATGGCGATGTTGTAGCCCGAGGTGACTAGGGCCGCGGGCATCAGAATTGACACCTGGGTAGTGCTGGGCACGGCGTAGACCTTGTGCCCACCGACGTACTGGTCGGTCGTGTCGCCCTTGATGAGGATGTAATCACCGACCGACCAGCCATGAGCTGCCGACGTGTCCCAGGTGATGATGACGAGGTTGCCTGAGCCGCTGGCCTGGATGTCAGCGCCCACCGTCCAGTTCGTCAGCGTGACCTTCGGGCTGTCCTGGTACTTGGCGGCCAGCAGGTTCATGTGCGTGCCGTCAACCGACTTCAGCCTGAGCCCGGCCGCCACCCTGAGCGTGGTGTCGCTGTTGATGAGGGGGGTGGCGCTGAGGTACGCTGTCCCTGAGCCGACCAGCGACACCAGACCCCCTGCATCCAGTGCCGCCTGCAACGCGGTCAGGTTGGCGGCCGCGGCTGCCTGGTCATTCTTCGTGAGGGAGATGGTCGACGACAAGGCTACCATCTGCGCCTTGGAGGGCAAGTAACCCAGATCCTGCAGGTACTTGATGTCCTGGTAGATGGCGGGCAGGCCTGACGCGTTCACGTCATGCGTCATCGCCCGCTCCAGCCGCGAGGGCAGCAGGCGACGGAAACGCTGGATGAATTTGGTGGTGAGGTTCATTGCTCAGTCCTTAGATGTCGTCGTTGGGGAAGACGGGTTCCGCGAAGCACCTGCAGTTAGGCAGGCACCCAGCATGGCCCTTGAGGTTGTCGAGAGTCGGTGGCGATGACCACCTCACGTACTTGCCTTCCATTTCCTCGTGGCTTGGCCGGACGTTGGCATCGCCCGACGTTCTCCAGATGTAGCCATCGCTCCCTGCGTAGACAGCGCGGGCCTGGACCAGGTTGTTCGCCGCTCGGGCCACCTCAGTGCGGGCGATCAGTGCCGCCTTGGCTGTGCTGACCTGCTCACTGGCGAGGATGTCCTTTGCGATCTCGGTGGCGCGTTTCCCGGTTATTGTAGCCTCGAGCGCGAACCCTTGTATGCGCTCGGCGGCGGCGGTCGGGATGGACTGGATCAACTCCACCTGCTCGGCCTGGAGCTCGCGGAGCACGTGACCCGTGGGAGCGTTGAGGAGCTCCTGGCGTAGCGCCACTGCCATGTCCTTCGAGTGCCGCTTCCACATGGCACCGTCTTTCCGTGCCACGTCAGCTAGCATGAACGACGCCACCGCGTTCGCCCAGGGCTCGATATAGGAGGCGTACTGGTTCAAGGCTTCAAGCAGTCGTGGGACGGCGCTCAGGTGCCCGTCCGGCGCCAGCCCCTTGACTATCACCCCCACTTGGCGGGCTACCGCCCGCAGTTGGGAGTTGTAGCGGCTTTCGCTCGCGAGGGCCATTGTCCAGCGGGCTCTTTTCCCCTTCCGATCCAAACGCGCCATGCGAGGCTCCTTCGTTATCACCGCCGCCACCCACCAGGCTGCTCAGCATGTCCTCGGCACCAGGCACTTGAGGCTCGTCATCCGCCGCCTCGATCATGTCCTGGGTGATGTTCGTCCAGATGCCTGTCACGCGACTGCTCTGGCGCAGTTCCTTGAGTGCGGTTTGCCTGCCCACCAGGCCACCTTCGTACGCCGCCTGGACCGCGTCTCCCGTGCTCTTGGAGACGCTGCTCTTGTCAACGTCGGTGAGCTTCCAGAGGCTCTTGAACTTGACCGCGAAGTCAGGCGGTAGCTGTACCCCGATGCTCCGGGCGCCCAGCTTGTAGATCAGCGTGGTGCCGTGGAGGATGTTCTTCTCCTGCTGCTGGTTGATGCCATCGTAGTACATCCGCAGGTCACTCTCCCCGGTGCTGTTCAGGCCGGCAGGGCTCTGACCGAACATGCGGATGAGTGGGATCTGCAGGGCACCACTGATCTGCTGGCCGAACTGGATCAGGGCGTCACCCAGGCCGCTGAAGGCGGTGTGGGACTGCATCTCCAGTTCATCCTCACCGTCGATCATGGTGAGGCCTTCCAGGGTCTGGAAGCGGCGCATGGTGTCAGCGTACTGTGCGAGGCCGTTCATGGCCTGCCCACCAGCGGATACGATGTCGCGTAGGCCCTTGATCTTGAGCGTGCGGAGGTAGGCCTTGTAGACGAGCTGTCCAGCGCCGGTGGTGGCGCTGTCGAACATGACCATGCGGTCATAGAGCCGCTCCAGCACACTGATGCCCCACAGGTTCTCCATGAGGCGCTGGTTGTAGGGCAGCTCGAGGCCGACGTGACGGAAGGCGATGCGAGTGTGGTGTACGACCGCCCCACGCAGCGCAGGGGCGTTGTAACTCACGCGGTAGTAACTTGGCAGGCCCAGATGCGGCCCAAGGTCTGTCACGAGGTCTTCTAGCGTCGGTTCGACCATCCACCGGTCGAGTACGAGCAGGCCCTTGTACTGACCCTGGCCGACAGTCTCGAGGCGGAGCGGCGTGCGCATGTCCTGCCCGTCCACCAGCACCACGCCCAGGCAGCCACCGTACAGGCGTCCCCAGCGGATGACCTCGTTCACGCTCGGCCAGGTGTTGAGGCCGGTCATGGTGCGGTCGAGCCGGGTCTGGTCCTCGGGCCGCATCTCGCTCACGTAGTCGATGCCCTCCCGGGTCATGTCGTCCGCGACCGTGTCCACCGCGATGCCCCCGATCCAGGACCCACGGTGGATCCATTCGAGCAGCGTGCGGTTGCGCGTGATCGGGTTGAACCCGTAGCTGCCACTGCTCAGGGCATTGTCGCCACCGATGCCCAGGCGGTGCTGGAGGTTCTGGAAGGAGTCAGTGGTGACCGCACCCACCAGCGGCTTGCCGTCCCCGCCTACGTGGTTCTTCCTGATCGTGTCGAGGGTCCGCTTCTCCTCACGGATCAGGTCGTTGCGAGCGGACTTGACGGATACCTTGCGTGCCATGATCGCCCTAGGTGAATTGATGTGCGAGGACGGGCCATTCCACGTGCCCGGTGATCTGGTCACTCGCGTCACCGCTGTACTGCGCCTTGATCGTCATGCGCTTGGTCTCCTGGGGGTGACTGGCGTTGACGATGACGTTCTGTGCAGCGGTGACCTCGATGTCAACCGAGGCAGCGAGGCTGGGGAAGTTGGTCCAGCCGAGCACTGACGTCCCCGAGGTGAGGCAGTCAATGCGGTACTGGGCCGCCGTCGGGACCCCTGCGTTGCCGAAGCGGTCGAGCAGGGCGATGGTGACCCAGCACGCGCTGCCTGAGTTGACAGCAGCCATGATCAGCTCAGCGTGATGGTCATGGTCACGGTCCAGGTCTGGCCGCTGGTCTTGGTGCCCTGGGCGCTGACCTTGCGGTTCAGGGACGTGGTGCCGTTGTCCAGCGTGAACTCGTTCCAGGCGTAGTTCGCTGCGGCGGAGCCGAACACGGCCTGGGCAGTCAGGGTCTGTGCGG